AAGAGTGCCGGGAACCACCCCGGCACAAACAAACCCTAACCTGGGACTTAAACCCAACGGCTGCCTTTTCAGCCGGTATATTAAAATTAATATTAAGGATTAGACAACTTTTCGATGTCTTTTTTCATCATACGTAATAATTGAATCCTTCTCAACACCTCATTTGTTGGTGTACTTTCATCTCCTTTCTCTATTAGAAAATCGATTAGGTCCTCAATAACTTCGATGTAACAAGCGGAAACCGCTTCCGTCTTAACTTGCCACTGCTTCAATATTTCGGCACTTTCATCTGTGATATGTGCGCCGTTTACTTCTATATCTTTCATAATAATTCTTTCTTTAGACGTTTTTAATCGGTGTAGTCTCTAAGGTAGTGAAATCAATTATTCCGGCCTGCCGGTATATTCCGAGGGCGACTTTTCTAAACCGTTCGTAATTACGCCTGTCAATGGGTGATAACTGCCACCTCTTCATGTCTTTCATCAAATCCGGTATATTATTAGCACTATTATACAAACAGTTGCTTTTACCGTACTCGTGATGAAGTGATACAGACTGAAAATCACCGGAAAAAACAACCAGCCGTAAACGTTCAAGTTCGAGGAAAGCAAATTCTTCGTTTACCTTCTCCACCTTATATGCTCTTAATTCAATGGAAGGCGCACCGTATTCACGTCTAACGAAAAATAGGATATCAGGATTATTTGTATTCATTTGGCACCTCCTTTTAAGTCTTCTAATTTAATATGTGAAATGCTTGTTATATTTTCCAGTACCCCGTCACATATACTTTTAACCCTTAATCCGCGGGAACCGTCTTTCTTGGGTAAATTCAGGTGATAATACGGGCAATTCTTCCAGAATGTAATCCGGGAAATCCAGCCACGAACTTTAAAAGTAGCATTGCTTATTTTATAATCAACCTGTACCAGATCACCCGGTTTAAATTTACTTTCCTGTAGAAACATATTCTGTATTTCTTCCTGCTCTTTCTTTATTTCCTCAATCCTTTTATCATTGTTTTGTAATTGGGTAAGTAACACCTGCTGATATTCAGTATATTTCATTTGGTACCTCCTTTCTGTTCTATCTGGGGGCGTTCTGAAAACCTATATATTCTTTTAACCCGGTAAATAAAAAAATAGGCTACAGGCTTGTCACAGCCGTTATTATGTGTTTTAGTGTCCTGGTCTATATGAATAAACCCGCTACTGGAAGATATTTTCAGCGGCATTGTTTTAGGGTATTTCTCGTTCAACTCCTTTACCTTTGCTTCCAGTTCAGTTTTAAAAGCATCAAAGGAAATCTTATCAGGGCAAAGCGTACTACCAAACTGGTTTGCAAACTCTGCCATTTCAGCACATTTTCGATTCTGTGGCTTATACTCGTTAAGCTCTATAAAATAAGATGTCATTTTCGGCCTCCTTTCTTCTGTAGTTTCTTTGCCCGATACACACAAACAGCCGCACCGATAACAGCCGGAGGGAAGATAAAAGTAAGGCAGAACCAGGCGATAGCAGATAAGTAATAAGCGTCAGAGGCCGAATTTACGGAACAATCTTTTTTCAGTTCCTGAAAATAACGATGTTGGATCGTGTTTACGTCCGTGCTACCAGTACGGAACGAAGGTACATAGCTTGTACCAGTTTGAAATTCTTTTTTCATAATAATGTGGTTTTGACTTAAAAAGAGAAAGGCGGTTACCGTTTCCCCAGTTCGTCAAAACCACATTGCTAACCGTCCGAAGAGCGGGTAATAATTTAAAGGGAAAGGCAACCGCCTAATATTTTAAAGTAGACAATCGTCAGGCATTAAAAAAAGCCCGTTTTTTATTCGAGCTAATAACCGAAGCTCTACGGGTTGCATTAGCAACATGATTTTGACAGGGGCAAATGTCGGTATTAAAATCTGAACAAAAAAAAAAAAACGTTAATAAAAGTTTATCATAAAAGAAAATTTATCGACTCTACGATTCGTTACTTCGTAACAAAAAATGCCCGCCAAAATAGGCGAGCGTTAATTTATATTTTACTATTCGTATCGCTTTCTTATAGCTTCCTCGGTATCTAAAATGCTATCATTATTGGGGGTATTGTTTTCCTGTGCCTTTAAAGCCTCTTTCTCCATGTCTTCAAAATCTTTCTGTGTTATAATACCTTCGCGTATTTCATCATCAGAAACTATATCTTTACTTAATAACCAATGATACACATTTTCTCCCCCCACGGTAACAGCATACGCCTGCTCAAATTTCCACCTAAATTTAGCTAAATAATTCATAGCGTCTACCATAGAATAAAACTCTATTCTCTTACCAGTTTCATCTACCATAAAGTTTTTATACTGGTTCCAATAAGAACGCTTTTGCCCGAAATCAATTTGAACGCGTATCTTAGCACTTAATACTTTCCCGGTACCAACAATTTGGCAAAACGTTTTTCGAGTTTCTTGTGCTGTAGCTGCTACTACTAAAACAGCCAACACGATAGTTAATAATAATTGCTTCATATCAGTAACTTAAAATTAGTGTGTACTTTCGTGTGTACCACCCGTAAGTTCTGACGGTTATATATGCAGTGTAATTTTGACGGTTGCAAAAATACTTAAATATGTACATTTATAAAGAATATTATCCCCAAAAACGAAAGGCAACCGCCCCAAAATACACGGTAATTCACCCAAAAACGGGTAAAAAACGAGTAAAAACGCATAAAAAACGCGCTTTTTCGCGTAAAATTTTGGCCTAAATGCAGATAAATGACTGAAAAACAGTCAAAAACCGGAGAAATTTTCAAAAACTAAAAAAATGACACCTTCCGAAGACCGAGCCGCTCAGAAGTCGGAAAGCAGTTGCCCTCCCCCTAAAAGGTGAAATATGACCTCTTGGAAGGGGTACCCGTAACCTGGTAACACAAAAAACGCCGGAAAACCGAATTTCCAGCGTTACAAGGCAATTACCTTTTGTGCCTGTTCTCTATCCATTGATCTACAAACGAATCGGCCTGCAGCGTCCGCTTGCCTCGTACTAAAGCTATCCAGCCGGGGCGCATCAGTAAGTATTTGAAAGCGTCGGAGAAGTTGGTGGATAACATCGGTAGTTTTTTCGGTGCCAGCTTTTCGGACTTCTTCACTTTGAACACTACTTTAGAGTTACCCCGGTATTTGATTTCTGCCTTTGCCTTTTCTACGGAACTAACCATTTCTTTACAATTCAACGCATCAACCAACAGGATAGGCAGGTTCTTGTTGGTACCGCCCATAAGTTCCTGCATAAAGTCGTATTCCGCATCCTGCCGGATAACTGCCTGTTTACGGCTTTTCAGGTTTACGATCCAGCCGGTACGGTTCCCGCTGCCGTCTTTTTCTATGGCGTCTTTTATCTTACCCGCGTAATCTTCCTTTTGCTTCTCAAAGTTATTACCTGCACGGTCATAATACAAATCAAGTTCTTTATACTCATGGTTCTGGAAGAAAGTAAGGAACTGGTCGGCGATCTCCCGGAACCAGCCCGGCGGTATCTCAAAAAAGTTCTTATGTACCCGGTAATAAGCACCGTCCGGCTGACCGATCACCAAAGAAAGCATATTACCAAAGTCCATACCGCCTTCAATCGCTTTATCATGGTGCAAGTACCGGAGTTCCCGCGAGCTGTAAGCGGCTTCCCCGGACATGGTACCGTTATAATACTTATGTCCTTCACCGAACAACACATAGAAACGTAAATCCCTGCGAAGACCGGGACGCATACCAACCACCGACTTTTTAAATTCGTGAAGCTCCAGCGTACCATTATACAACCGCTTTAAATACTCTATCGTAAGTATCTCAACGTTAGCGAATGAAGAAGCGTTAAGAAAGAACGTCTGCCCTTTTCTCAACTTCAACAAAGCACGATCGTAATATTCAATATCCCGCTTCAAACGTTTCAGTTTCAAGGGGGAAGGCCTGTTCTTTCTTTGTTCCCGTAAAAGGGAAATTATCAAGTCATTACGTACACTTGCCGCCTGCACTATCTTAATGATCCGTTCCGGGTCCATTTGCTTGACATACCGGAAAAACCAGTCGTACTCGTTTTCGTCGATATCCGGCATATCGGTAGTAATGGTTATTCCCAGGAACAAATGGGAATGTCCGTAAGTGATCGCATCACCGCGAAGAATAGGCATAGCGCGGTTTACTTTCATTTCCTTATCGTACTTCGCTTCATCATAAAACAGATGTATTACAGACTTTCCGGCAAGCAATGAAGGGTTATCCAGTGATCCCATGAAAATAACACATCCGTTCCAGAAGCTATAAACATGCTTGTAATCATCTACGATAACCGAACATTTACGCCGCCAGGATTCAGGCGGGCGGGTATCTTTTACATAGTGTACCCCTTCGATCAGGCCCATAAGTTGCCAGCCCTTCTGTACGGCCGGCATTATATTATCTTCCAGGTTACTGTAGGTATTGGCAACAAAAGCGAACGCACCGCCGGGCATTTCTTCCACACACCGGGCGGAACGCCTGGCTTGTATAACGGTAGATTTAGCCATACCGCGGCCGTCAATAGATACAAGGATAGTAGTATCGACCCAGTCCGTCAGAACCTGGATTATATGACCGTATTTTATTTCTACATCATCGGCGTTACTCACCTTCGTTATCTTCCCCGAACTCTTTGATATCATACAACATACGTTTTTTCAGATCAAAAGCTTTAATACGCGCATCCTCTTTTATATTATCACGTACAATAACAGGAATTTCCGGTATCGCGTCGATAAACTCTTCCAATTCCTTACGGTCGATTTCAGGAACACCCAGATCCTTACGGCTGGTAGTATAAATAACCGTGCTTTTCTGTGAAAGCAGTTCCTCCGGTATTTCGGTCTGTTGGTCCTTATAACATCCGCGAAGTTCCGCCGCCAGTTTCAGAAGGTTCTTAGCCTCCTTTACATTACCCATAAGAAAGACGGTATTCGCCCAATTTTCGGCCTTTTCCGCATACAGGTTGGCGAAAGCCTGCGGGCGTACGTTATCCTGTGTATAAAAGAAATTGAGACTATCGGCGTACACCTGGCGGGCCATCCAGTCCGAAAGGCCGTAAGGTTCCGACTTCAAAAGGCGGATGATACCGGCCTTTGTCACTAACTTACCATTTATACGCATACGGGCACGAAGTCCCCGTACCATTTCCATAAGGCTGTAATATTCCCTTTCATCGGGCGCGAGGGCTTCCAGCGTACCGGTAGAAAGAATCCTTTGAATCTGGTTGATATCTACCTTGTCAAAGTCTATTCGTGAGGGCTTAATTAAATTCGTCGTCATCCATTTGTTCGATTAAACGTTCGAAAGTATGTCTTTTCCGTACGGCCTCCAGCTGTTTTATAGCTTCCACGTTTCCGCCTTCCGCCGCTTCATGGAGTTTTATTTCAGGGGCGGCACGTGCTACCAGAATCCCTTCCCGGATCAGGAAGTTAACGGAAGTTCCTACCGTTTCCGCATCCCGGACAAAAAGCCCGGCATCCTCCAGAGAAAGCCCCAGGGAAACGGCTATATCTTTCGGGGAATATCCTAAAGAAGACAAACGCCGTACATCCTCCTTTTGCTGCGCATCCAGGTAAATACTATCCACCACCGTTAAATCGTTCATACGCATCTTTTATTCGTTTCTGTGCCGTGAAATAATAAATTTCGTCCTGTTCCATTAATA